ATCTAGGTTAAAGTTTACAAAGAAATCAAGTGACGATAAATATTTGTTGACCAACTTATTGATGATAGGCAAATACTGTTTGATAATTTTGGTCTTAATGCCAGTATCTCTTAACAATGACGTTGCCGTTTCATAATATGTTTTTTCTTCTATCAATTCTTTTAAGTTTGATTCTAGTTGTTTCAACTGACTTGCGAGTTCTTGTAGCTGTGTTTCTTGTAGCTGTGTTGAACCTTTTGTCTCTCTCAATGACTCTACCTCTTTTTGCATCTTAACAATATACTTGTTAATTTCTACAATGGTAGTGTTCTTTGTGGCAATATCAATCTGTAACTTTTGAATGGCTCTTTGAACATCAGCAATCTGATTCAATTTAGCCTGTTCTTCCAACAGTTTCGTTTCTAATTCTTTTAATCCGTGTTCACATTGCTCAGTCTTGGTTTGTAAGGACTGTATTTGTCCTTCTTTAAACTCGGCGGCAATGGATTGCCTACACGTTGGACAATCATCATTGTGTGAAAAGAAACTGATATCTTTCTGAAATTTGGATAAGTTGCTTTCAATTTGTGATTCAAGCTTACCAAGTTTTTTAACCTTATTCTCAGTTTCAACCTGTAATGCCACCTTGGTAGAGTAGTCTGCAACATATGTTGAGGCATTAGCAATTTCTGCATGTAAGGTTTGTATGGTTTGATTATTACGTTCAATCTCACCTTCATACTGTTTCACTTTCTCATCATTGTTTTGTTTCAATTCATCAATATGTTTTTTCTCTAAATCATATTTCTGTTTTGTTAAATCAATATCATACTTCCTATTTGAAGTTAAATCTTTATTGGCAGATAACTTCTCTTTGACCAACCCATTCATTGTGGAAAAGATTTGAATGTCAAGTAAGTCTTCGATGATTGCTCTGCGGTCAGAAGATGACAGTTGCATGAATGGTGTAAATGATGCCGAACCAAGTATCACAATCTGTGTAAATGATTTGTAATTCATTTTGAGAATAAACTTCTCTAAGAATTCTTGGTAGTCTCTTGCAGCTGCATCTTGATTCAACAGTTCACCATTCTGTTCAATCTGAAACACATTAGGTTTAATACCACGAATAATCTTATATGATTTATTATTGGCATCAAACTCAACCTCAACGACACAATCTTTTTGATTGATTGAATTTAATAGTTGTGGTTTATTAACATTACGAAATGCTTTACCAAATAAGCCAAAGCACAACGCATCAAGCATTGTACTCTTGCCTGAACCATTTTCTCCAACAATTAATGTGTTGGAGTTACCATCAAGTTGTATCTCAGTAAAGTGGTTGCCCGTTGATAGTAAATTCTTCCAACGAACCTTACGAAAAATAATCATTCAGCTACTTCTGTGTTTAATGCCTCAACATATAGTTCACGCATTAGGTTTTTCAATTTCTCTGGTTCAACCTGCAATTGAAGGTTATCAATGTACTTTGAAAGTATTGTCATTGTATCTTCCGCTTGGTCAATAATATCTTGGTCAGTATCAAATGCAGTATCAGTAAAATCTTCTACGATAGAAATATCAGATAGGCTTGCTTTGTATAAGTTGTCTAATACATTATCAAACAAATATGGATTTTGTTTATTGATAACAACAACTTTCACATAACAATCTTTCAAAGATGGGTAGTCATATTGTTTCCAAAATTCAAAGTCTTGTTTTGAATCATCATACATTACCTTTCGGAACATACGATTTGGATTTACTATGAACTCCATATTTCTGGTATCAGTATCAAAGACATGAAAGCCTTTATCATCCTGATAGTCTGCCCAAGTCATCTCATAAGGAGTGCCTGTATAGAAAATATGCCCATCATCCGATTTGTGATGAAAGTGACCAGTAATGACCATATCATACTTGTTTAATGTCTTCTTGTCAATACCTACATCGCTAACATTGCCTCTATCCATTTCGAAGCCTGAGATTTCAAAATGCCCAAAACAAATCTGTGATTTAGATTCTTTGATTTTGGCAAAGATATCATCTTCATTATCATCACATAGCCATGGTATCACATCAATAGAAACACCATCAAAATCTAATGTGGCAAAATCATCAAAGACTGTAACGTTATCATACTCTTTCAATAACATGCCCGATGAATTGACTTCAAGTGTATTCTTATAGGCAACATCATGGTTACCTAATAGAGTGTACATTGTTATCCCATGTTCTTTGAGTTTGTTAAAAAAGTATCTGCGAGCCAAATATAGTGAATTGAAATTAATAAACTTACGTCTATCAAACAAATCACCCAACTGTACGACTACCTTAATATCATTCTTTAATAGGTACGGGAAAAATACCTCATCATAAAATCTTTGGAAGAATCTGTGGAAATCTAACGAATCACCACGAGCACCAAAGTGTGTATCACCAAGAATAACTAATTTCATATTTCTTCAATAAACTTTTCTAGACCTTTAGCTTTACCTTCTTTTTTCTTTCTCTTACTTTCTTCAAAGTTGAAAATGAATTCGGAGATATTGTCATATAATTGGAACTGCTTCTGATGCCCATCTGCATCTTCAAACATTTCGAATTCGTCTAGTATACCAATCTGTTCTGTTGCCTTGTATTTGACATAGAGTTGTTTTTTCTCTTTCATAATACGGCGCAAGAAAGCATAATACACTATTTGAGTGAAATAAGCAAATGGATTATTACTCTTTACCGGGTCAAAATTTCTGAAGTACATCAGGCAATTCTCAATACCATCGGCAATCATCTCATCACGGAAGGAATAAGAGATGAAGTTGGGCTTACGTGATAGGTGTTCTGCAATCTTTAAGAAACATTCACCGATATAATTCGGTATCTTAGGGTCTTCTTTGCCATTGGATTTCGCTTCATCACATTTTTTCCTATAATCTACTAGGGCTGCAAGGAAGTCTGCGTTATTGATATAGTGTTTAGGTTTCTTTTCAGTCATATAATTTCTTTCACATTTGCCTGGATTAGCGCTTGACAACAGTTGCGGATAAGCATATCATAGCGGTGTTCCGTTTTCAGATAGTTCATTTGTTACCTTATCCAATAACCGTAAGACACGTTTACGATAGTCGAATCCCAACATTGATGCCTTTGTTCCTTCTTTATGAGGTGGTACTCGGTCAACAGAAGTATATTGTGCCGCAGTTATGTCAATCAGTTGGTCATTCAAATCAACTACCCACCAATGCCAAATGCCTTCATCATCTAAGGCACGATACAATTTAAGATTCTTTGTACCAAAGATTTTCTGTAGGCAAGCAGAAGCAGTATGGCAATGGCCAAACATTGGGTTAAATGCATTACGTTCAACCCATTTCTTTGGTAACAAATCAGGTGTTAGATGTTTCATAATAACATCAGTTACCAATTTGAGATTCTTCTTATTGTATTCCATTAAACATTACCATATTTACGGTTGTTAATCATACGATAACCCTTAATGAGTTCTTCAACACCAGATTCTAAAGTGTGTTGTGTTTTAAATCCAGTTGCCTCAATCTTTTGATTAGACACAATGTAATTACGTTGGTCGGGGTCTTTACCAACTTCTGCTTCAATGAATGTGAAATCAGGAATAAATTTCTTAATGACTTCACACAGTTCCCATTTAGATACGTTAGCCTCAGATAAACCTACATTGTAAATTTCATCTTTCATATCTTCAAAGTTATTTAGCGCATGTACAAATGCATTACATACATCACGCACATGAACATAGTTACGTTTAAAATGGCTTTCAAATAATACGGCACATCCATCATTAACGGCTCGGTGTACAAAGTCGTTGACAAGCAAATCAATTCTCATACGTGGTGACATACCAAACACAGTTGCCAATCGGTAACTGATGGAGTTTGGATGATCCATCAATTTCTTTTCTACTTCAACTTTATCTTTGGCATAAAGTGAAATAGGATTCAAAGCTGATTCTTCAGTACAAAACACACCTGTACCATAGGCACTATTAGTTGTAGGCATTAATACAACTTGGCTCTGTGAGATGTTATCAAGCATCATAAAGATGGCATCTTTGTTGGTAGAAGATGCACCAATTGGATCCTTGTTACACAATGGTGCACCAACATATGCAGCCAAAGGAATAACAACGTCTGCTTGTTTCAACATTGGTAAAATATCAGACTTAATACGAACGTCACCATTGAACACATTAAAGTTTTTCAAATGTGCCAATTGGTTCAAAGAGGTTTGGCCGTACATGAAGTTATCAAGTACAGTTACATTATGTCCTTTGCTTAAAAGAATTGGCACAAGAGTAGAACCAATATACCCTGCACCACCTGTCACTAAAATATTTGCCATTTTATACCTTATTAATTATTTCACAAATCTCATCAACTTCTTTTGGAGTCATTGATGGAAAATTACCAATGTAGAATCCATAAAAATGAATATGCTCGGTGTTTGGAAAGTCTTCGTAGTGTGCAGCAGGCATTAAGTTTTTCAAATAAGGTTGTCTTAATTGATTACCACCACCAGCACT